AATCCACGCGTAGTTGGCATTGCTTGCCGGCGGCACCTCATAGCCTTTCCATCGGTAATCGTCAATAAGTTCATCCTTGCCCCGCCAGTTCTTCAGGTTGAACGGCGGATTTGCCATGATAAAATCCACTTTGCTGTCTTTATGCTGGTCATCTATGAAGGTTGAAGTAGCCCGTTCGCCGAGGTCATAAGATATGCCCCGAATCGCCAGATTCATTTTTGCAAGCCGCCATGTGTCAGGATTGGACTCCTGCCCGATGACGGAAATTTTCAACCGGTTTCCGTTGTGCCGTTCAACGAATTTGACTGACTGCACGAACATGCCGCCGCTTCCGCAACAGGGGTCGTAGACGCGTCCGCTGTACGGTTCTATGAGTTCGGCAATCAGTTTGACAATGCTCGCGGGGGTATAGAATTCTCCCTTTTCCGCGCCCTGACCGGCGTCAATGGCGAATACCTGCAGGAAATACTCATACACCCTGCCAATAAGGTCTTTGTCCTGAAACCTTTTCTCATCTATTTTGTTTATCTCGTCGATCAGCGCCTTTAAGGATGCGCTTCTCGCGCCCAGCGTCGCATAGAAATTCTGCGGCAGCGCGCCTTTCAATGATTTGTTTTTCTCTTCAATGTCGGCCATCGCCTTGTCCAATATAACGGCAATTTCATCCGAGCTCGCATTCCTGACTATGTATGACCATCGCGAAGTCTCGCTTAAATAAAACACATTCTCAGAGAGATAGAATGAGGGTTTTTCAAGAAACGCCGGTATATCACCGTATTGGGCCTTTATCGCTTCACGCCTTTTTTCAAATTTATCTCCGGCGAATTTCAGAAAGACCAACCCCATGACGGCATCGCGGTTTTTCTCATTGCCGCCGACAGTCCCTCTGAGCGCGTTCCGGCAATTCCATAATATGCTTTCAAGAGATTGTTCCTTTTCAACAGTCTTTTTTGCCATTGTTTATTTTGTTCCTTTCGGTTTGCTTATCGTCTTTTCTTTTATATGATATTGGATAGAGCGACTCATGCAGAAATGAATCACCTTCTCCGCCTGTTCGTTATAAAAAGCCCTGTGATTATGATATCCTGTAATCTCTTTGTTGTAGTTCGTTCGTCCAAAGATAATCTTATCCGCAAAGGCGATAGCTTCAAGGATATCATCCAAATCCTGCTCGATTAAATTCGGCGTTGGGTATGGTTCAATGCTTACCCACGTTTTGCAACCCTTATCATGTAAATACCGGAGCGCCGCCAACCTATCCTTATAGGATGCTGCCCCTGGTTCAACTCTTTTGCGGTATTCCTCATTCAGAGAAATCAGCGTTATACCGTATTCATTCTCCTTCGAAAAGGTTGCCAGTTCACTCGGCAATAACCCTTTGGTAAGTACCGTGCATTTTATACCGGCATCGTTTAGCTTTCGAATAGCAGCAAGGCTCATGTTTTTTATTTCTTCATATCCATACATGAATGGGTCTGTGGTAAAGCATAGATGCACGGAGTTTATCCTTGATTTTAATCGAGGAATCTCCTTGTCGAGTATTTCCAGCGTATTGCTGACCAAATACGGTTCAAGCCAATCTTCATAAGAAACGGTTTTCCCAAACCGTCTTGCCATCATGAAGGCATAACAGGGGTATTTGCATCCATGAGAGCAGCCAAGAACATGGTTCATCGTATAATCGCCATATTCAACGCCGGTTCTGTAGAGCATAGATTTTCGTTCTATGTACCCTTTTACCGTTTTCATGGCTTCCTCCTAATAGTCACGCTTTGATTCTTTCCTTCAGTGAAGAAAGTTGATGGCCTACCTGTCCTTGTGGTTGCAGGTTCACGGGCGACTTCTATAAATCCACTTTTCTCCATTTCATCCCATATTTTTCGGATGACACCTGATCTGCACAATACCCCATATTCAGTAAAGAAAAGTGCAATCAATTTGTTTGCAGTCATTCCATTTGGAAAATTCAATAAAAAATTCGTCATTTTCCATCGTATTTCATCTTCATTAATCATTTCATTTTCAGGATTACAATCAAATAAGCTAAGTTGTCCTTCATTTTGAACATCGATAAATAACTCATCGGAACGGGAGGACATATTGTCAGCCATCAAAATACAGCCGTCTTCATGGTTACACACATGAATCATTCTGTATTTAGGGCGCTGCTTAGGCTTCATGCGAATCGGCATGTCCAGTACGTATGTATATTTCCTTCTAAGTTGCTGTTTATATTCGGTTGAGAAACGCTTTTCCGCCTGATAACCATCAATTTTCCCGGCATTATAATCTTGTACTATTGCTTTCCAGTAATCTCCACCAGCAATACTATTTAACAGTTTCACAGATTGCGGAGAATCGTCAACCTGGGTAGGTTCATATTCAACAAGATCGTCTAAAGATTCGTCAATTACATAATCGACCTTCATGGCGCGGCATGCCGCTCGCATAAATCCAAAGGAATTCATGTTTATAAGCATTTCTATGCTGTTGAAACCATAATCGGCAAATTTTGAAAACAATCCATAATCAAGTGCCTTAATTCCATACGGGTCAATGTAGAGAAATACATTTACGCCTCTTTTAGTAGCAAGCAACCTTTCAATTTCATCCTCATAACGCCCTGATATCACTGTGATGTTGCCATTTGTATTACGATAATCCGCAATATTGTTATTCAAATCATCGGCATAATTAAGATCGATGAAGCAGGCATCAATTCTGGCGCCTTGTACAGAAGTACGACCTATACAATCATCCCTAATCTTAAGAGCAATGCGCGGCGACCCATCCTTGCCATCATCGAATTTTCCTTTGCCTGCAAAACAATCTACATAGAAAATAGGCTTGTATGTCAGTAATACTTTCTGAAAATACTGAGGGAGATAACAGCCAAGTAGCCTGTCTTTTATCTCTGACCAAGTATTCTTTTTCTTGAAGAACGTGCTATTGTCCTTAGCCATGTAATCCCCCCATTTTTAACTGTCTTTAATAACCACATTAATTTATAAGCAAACATGCATAAAACTCTTTTATTATACTTAAGAGCCTTCATCCTCAGGCACTATTTCAACGATGTCCCCAATATTGCATTCCAGCGCCTTGCATATTTTTATGAGCACATCCATGCTTACGGTTTCGCCCTTTGATAGTTTTGTTACGGAGGCCCAACTGACTCCTGCCGCAGCTTGCAAATCCTTTTTCTTCATATCCTTGTCAATCAAAAGCTTCCACAATTTTTTATAACTGACGGCCATCTTAGCCACCTCTCATCCTTCGCTTTGGGAAACCACCATAATTATATCAAAACAAAAAATGGAAAACAAGGATAATCTTCATATATGCTTGATTTTTCAACACCATATATAAAATTATCTTTAGATATTATGGCATTATATGAAAAAATAAGAAAGAAATAATCTTCCGAAAACCCGCAGGCCGTTCCTGTTTCGGAAAAGATGTGCGATTCGTTGCCTGAATACATGAACAAATCATTCGAGAACTCATAATCATAGAGATACTTTTCAGATGCTTTGCTCAATCACATATCCGCCCTTGAAAATAATGCGCAGGGTATCCGCGCTCATCACCTTTATTGTGTCAATCATCTGCCGCGCGATGCTGTCCTTGAACTCGGTGCTTTCAAAGGGAACCTCCTGCAGAGCCTTGCAGATATTCTCCATCTGCAGGGTGAAAGCGTCGGGGCCGTTCTGCAGGGCCTTGTGGCGCTCCAGTGTTTTCTGCAGGGACTGGATTTCCTCCGAGATCTCCTTGAATTTTTCCTCGTAACTTGCGGGGTTTCCGGCTTTTGCGCTGACCGCCACCAACTCCATCATAGCCTTCTGCAGCTCGCGGATTCGGCTCTCCAACAGAATGGGATTGATATCGTTTCCGCTTTTCTCGGAGAGGATGATTTCCAGATTGGATTTCAGGATGTCGATAAGCTGCTCTTTGTCCGACATGGCGGCATTAAGGGCGGCCAGCACCGCAGTGTGCAGAGCTTCTTCCTCAATGGTGGGTGAGTGTTTGCAGTATTTCGTTCCGTAGTCCAGCCGGCTGATGCACCGCCATACCACCTTTTTCTTGCCCCGCTTTGCCCAGGTGACCCGGCGGTAGGTGGAACCACAGTTGCCGCATACAAGAAGCTCGGTCAGGGCATAACGGCTGCTGTACTTGGACTGCTGGGTCTTGCTGGTCTTATCCGACACCTTGCGTTTTCCGGCCCGCCTTGCGATCTCCGCCTGTACCAGTTCGAACAACGATCTGGATATGATAGCCTCATGGTGATCTTTGACCAGGTACTTGGGCAGTTCTCCATTATTTTTCTTCATCTTTTTGCTGATGCAGTTTTCTATGTAGGTCTTTTGCAGCAGTGCGTCGCCGCAGTACTTCTCGTTGCGGAGCAGATACTGGAGAGCACCCTCCGACCATTTCGGCTTTCCTCCCGCGGCGGGGATACCCTCGGCTTCCAGCATCAACTTGATGCTTGCAACACTCATCCCGGCAAGATAGCTTTCAAAAATCCGCTTTACAACAGCGGCCTGTTCGGGAACCACGCGAGGCCGGTTATCCTCGCCTCGCTCGTAACCGTAGATCCGGGAATATTGGAAGGCGACCTTGCCGCTTTTAAAGCTTTGGCGCTTGCCCCAGCGGACATTCTGGCTGATGGACTCCGATTCGGCCTGCGCGAAGCCGCCCAGCATGGTGATGATGATCTCACTGTCGGCCTTCATAGTGTTGATGTTCTCTTTTTCAAAAATCACAGGGATGCCCAGTTCCTTGAGTTCTCGGATGTAATTCAGGCAGTCCACCGTGTTCCTTGCGAAGCGGCTGATGGATTTTGTCAGGATTAAATCTATCTTGCCCCGCTTACACAGGCGGATCATCCGGAGGAATTCGGGGCGTTTCTTTGCCGAGGTTCCGGTGATGCCCTCGTCGGCAAAAATGCCGGCCATGGTCCACTCGGGGTTGGTCATGATTTTGTCTGTATAGTATGCCACCTGGGCTTCGTAGCTGGTGAGCTGTTCTTCCTGGTCGGTGGACACCCGGCAGTAGGCCGCCACCCGCAACTGGCGCCGGACGATCCCGTACTGCTCGGCCTTAGTTGCGGGGATGACAATGACTTGGGGCTGCGTCAGGCATTCTGTTGTTTGCATGGCAGACTGCTCCTTTCCTCTGTTTTTTGAATGATCTGCCCGTTAATCAGCTTCAGTGAAACATCGCCGTCCGGATAAATGATAACTGCGTCCACGGCCTGCAGGAAAAGTTCGGTATCAAGTTTTGAGACAGGAACGCTATATCCCAGCAATTCCCTGAGCTTTTTTGCTTTTGCTTGCAGAAGGACATCGGGGCAATATTCATATTGCAGGGCGGCGCGGGCCATGATCAGGGTTCTGGCGTATTCCTCATTACATCCGGGTTTATCAAGCTCCCGGTTGATTTCATTGGTCAGCCGCATGATTTCAAGATTATAAGGTTCGGCTTCCGTACACGGGATTTCAATTTCCAGCTGATTCTGTATCATCCGGTTCAACAGGGATACCACCTGTGCAGTTAGACAGTCGTCGGTGATTTTAACCGTCGGAAGGCATCCGGCATTTTTGCATTTCCACCTCTCCCCGAAGCGGCTGTCCAATTGCCTTTCGTATGTGGCGCCGCATTCCCCGCACACCGCCTTTTCTTTCAGGGCGTTTATCTCCGGTACAGTGTGGATATCTTTCCGTGTGTATTTCTCCTTTTGGAGCAGGTCGGCCTGCATGAATTCATCCTCCGCAACCAGCGGGGGATACCCGTTGCCGCCGATATATTTGCGGTTTTGCAGGATGCGCCCCACCATGTTCTTGTTCCAGTTAGAGGCGCCTTTGCTGTAGGGTACGCCAGACGCGTCCAGTGCGGCGGCAATCTGGCTGTATGACTCTCCGGCAAGGTACCTCTTGAAAATCATACGCACCAGCTTCGCTTCCGTGTCATGGGTTATAATGGAGCCGCCGGAAAGCCGGTATCCGAAGGGAATGTATCGCAGCTTCATTGCTATCTCACCGGCCTTTCCACCCTTTCGGCAAGCTCCAGGCCGTTTGTCAGCCTGAATTTAAGGCGTTCGCCGGATTCCGCAATCACCAGTTCCACCATGCTGCCAAACAATGTTTCATCAAACGCGGTCAGCAATTCCGGACCGTCCTCCAGCATGGCGATGAGGCATCGGGTTTCAGTTATGGCGCCATCATCCTCATTCTGCTCCATCAGCTTGTTTTTTTCTGTCTTGAGGACACGAATCTGACGGTTCAGTTCATTGGTTTGGGATAAAAACAGAGCGGAATCGATGATGCCCTTGGACTTCAGTCCGTTCAGCACATGATTCTGCTCTGTAAGCTCCGCGATTTTCTGATTGATGTCCGCCACCTGCGTATTGTTTATATTGCGGTTCCTTTTTAAAGCTTGCAGCTGTTGCAGCATGGGAGTCAGGATAGTGGGGTAATGAATTTTCAGCTTGTTGTATAACCGAAGGAACGCTTCATAGATTTCAGCTTCAGGAATTTGGGTGATGGGACAGCAGGATTTGCTGTTATTATGGCTCCGGCACACCCAATAAGTTTTTCTGTTGCAGGTTTTTCGCTTAAATACGGAGCCGCATGCCCCGCACCGGATTCTTCGGCTTAAAGGGTATTCCGAACGTTTCGACATGGTGGGGAGTACTCTGCTTTGATTGAGCTGCTGGGCCTTCTCGAAAACTTCCGGAGGAATAATGGGTGGATGGGAGTTTTTGAAGTAATATTTGTCCCTTTCGCCGTTATTCCGTTTTTTCCGGAAGGGCAGATCGGCGGTGGTGTATTTCTTTTGCAGGAGAGCGTCACCCATATAGCGCTCGTTTTTTAACATGTAGTCGATGGTGGTGCACTGCCATTTTTCCTTGCCGTCTCTTGTAGGATAGCCCCTGGCGGTGATATCACGCGCAATCTCGTCCTTGCTTTTACCGTTTAGGTAACTGTCAAAGACATAGCGGACGATCTCCGCCTCCTGTTCATGGATTTCCAGTCTTCCTTCCAAAAGACGGTACCCGAAGGGAGCCTTGCAGGTGATGAATTTGCCGGATTTCATGCGGTGTTCGTAGCTCCAGCGCATGTTGCCCGATATGGACATGGACTCGTGCTGAGCGTTTCCTGCGAAGAAGGTGAAGAGAAGCTCGTCCGTCATAGCGGCAGTGTCGATGTTCTCTTTTTCAAAATACACGCTGACGCCGAGAGCCTTCAGCTCCCGGATGGTGGCCAGGCAATCCCTTGTATTGCGGGAAAAACGGGAGACCGATTTTGTCAGGATGCGGTCGATTTTTCCTCTGCGGCAGTCGCGGAGCAGTCGGAGAAAATCTTCCCGCTTGTCCATCCGCAGACCTGTGATGCCCTCGTCAGCGTACATGTCGACCATTTCCCAATCCTCATGCTCACGGATTAGGGCTGTGTATGCTTTGACCTGGGCAGCAAAGGAATTTTCCTGATCATCGGAGTCGCTGCTGACACGGGCATAGGCCGCGACACGCAGCTTTTTGCTTTTGTTTTGTTGGATAGGGTCGATGACGATAACATGCGGAACCTCCAGAGTAGGTTTCTTTGCCAGAGCTCCGTTTATTATATTCTGACATGTATTCACGGCTTTTGCCTCCTTGTACAATTATTTTGTATTAAATCAGTGACCAAAGCCACTGTTCGACCCATTAAAAGTCATTGTTAACATAACACTTCAAACTTCATTCTTTTCCAAACATCAAGCACATCATCCGGCTTCACATCTTAGCCATTATGCCAGCGTTTGTTGGCCTGAACT